TTCCCAAGGTAGTGCACCAGGCAAAACAGATACTGGAAAACCAGTCTGTTCTAGACTTCCCATAAAATAAGCTGGTGCTCCAGTACTTCCCAGACCATTAAAGGTTGTGAGAGAGGATCCGGTTCCTCCGATATACTCTTCACCCACCTTTATAAATACCGCAGGTGCTATCTCGTTGGAATCTCTAAAGTTCTTATTCCAACCTTGTTCAACCGAATAGTTTGTTAACTCTATGAATGGTTGTATTATCGAACTCACATCGACCATACCATACCCTGCCTGATTAGGTCGCTGCTTAAGCGTGTACGTTGGCGTAGTAGATCCTGTAGCAGCGTTAACATAGATGTCAACTACATAAGAGAAGTCTATGTTATTATTCTTATCTGATAAAAAACTCCAGACAACGGGATTATATCCTGGTGAGTATACGTGTGGTTTAAATGTAATATTAGTTATCATCTTCTGATTGATTTTTCTTTTTGAATGGCCAAAATTTCTTGGTCGGCTTTTTGCTTTTTCCACGTAAGCCAGTTAAAAGCGCTGCGTAACGGTAACTCCGTAGCTTCTGTAAATCGTAAAGGATTTTCTCCAGCCAAAGTGTTGATGAGATTCCACCAGGCCCTTGCTGGTGTAGTAACAGGAGTGTCTCCTGGTCTTTTTCCGGAAGCATCTTCATCTCCTCTGTCCCTACTAAAGACGACAGGGTATTCTTTAAAGAGGAGTTTGCGTATTGCAAAAAAAAACTGTTAGCAGATTTAATTGCTGATAAAGAAAGATCTAAAAATAACTCTTTCCTATAATTAAATCCTTCAGTGTTATAGGGTTCTAATTTTAGGACATTACCTTTTTGTTCTAAGATTGGTCTGTAAACCACAGCTGCTATTTCTTCTAGTTTTCTATCTGGATTACCAGTAGTAAGTATTAGATCTAGATCTGCAAACTCCCCTAATGTCATATCATCAACGCTAATTAACCCGTAGTTAACCCCGTTAAAGGTGATGATAGGGTTAACGTCATCTGCGTTACCCACTAAGAAACTTATCTGTATCTGGGTTTCTTCCCAAACCAATAACCAATCTTTGTACTTAATTCTCATTAAGGTCTCTGTTGGACAGTCAGTAAGAGTTTCTACTATCTTGTATTCAGTGTTCTTTTCATTCTTTGATAAAAGATCCTGAATAGCATAATAGATCCTTAAAGAGATCTCTTTGAATTCGTAGGTGTCTTCACCCACTTTAAAATTTGGTCTGCTCATATTTTATTTGTTTCTAAATTGTGTTCTAATGTATTGGCCAATAGCTTTGGCTACTTGTTTCTTAACTTGCTTCTTAACCGAATCCTCTAGGCTTGTCCAGAATCTAGGTCTTATTCCTCCTAGCCCTTTACCCGGGTTAGGATTCCATTGTGCTGTCCTACCTTTACCTCTAACCCTATAAGGTCCGGTACCTTTGTCTACGAACTTACCGTAGTACAGGTAGTTGTATCTGAACTGTATGCTGTCTCCGGTATAACTACCGCTAACCTTAATAGATCTTTGAAGCGCACCAGTTGCTACGGGAGCTTGTCTCCTTAGGTTGGCAGAGATTAGTCTGGCTGCCATATTGATTGCTGAAGTTAGATCTATATCGTTTGCCATGCTTATTCGAATGCTGCCTCACATAGATTGAAAGGTGACTTAAGTTCCACGTTGATCTCTGCTGTCCAACCAGCTAAGTTGTTATTGAATCTCTCCACAAAAGGTACTATGTTAACCGGTGTCTCTAGGTTAATGTCTACTGTCTCGTAGTCCGTTAACACGATACGACTAAACAGATCCTGCATAATCATTAGCGTGTTGTTGTGGGTGTTAACCTTTAGATCCTCTTGGTTCTTAGCAATGTCTGCTACGATTAGGCTAAACCCTAATACCATTCTTCCGTTCCTATCCATCAGCGATTGCTGAGGCACTAAGAATACTAAGGGATACTTAACCGGAGTCTTTGTGTTGGTCTGAACGTCTATATCTGAAAGTTCGCCTACAGCAAACTGTTCGATCCCTGTGTGGGATGCACATAGTGATTCAAAGTACTCGATGAACTCTTTGTAGGTTTTAATGGGTCCGCTGTTTGCTAATGGCATCTTATTAGATTTTGTTTATGTTGTTAAATATGTAATGGGCAATAGTTGCAGAAAGTTTAGTTATAAATGTTCTCTGGTCCACTAACCCCACCTACCCTACTTGTAGCCCCAGAGTAAACTGTGTAGGAGCCTTTTGACTTACCCTGGGTTAACGCCCGGTTAGCAAAGGCTAACGAGAGCACAATATCATCGCTTGCTCCTGAAGGTGCGGAGTAACTAATAAGTCCCGAGGGCAACATCTTGTAGGCAAAGATACCTAGCTCCATGTGCATCACAGATAGCACGTCCTTCTTAGGGATCCGTATAAGCTTGTCACCGAACGATAACTTCAGACTCTCTATGATATCCTTCTTACTAGCATTGGTTGTCGTAAACGCTTCTATTAGATTAGGACAGGCTTTGGCTAACTGCTCGGCCACCACAGATCCGATAGAGTTCTTCTCGACAACCGTGTAGCATCTCCAGTGGTTTATCCTATCGGTTACCTCGCCAATGATCTCCTCCCAGGATGTCTTGTTCTTACGGTAGAAGTCTACGAGATCCCCATCCTCATTAAAGATGGTAAGGACTGTGTAGTCATTAGCGACCGCTAGGTCTAAGCCAGCATAGTACTTCTTGCCTGCTTCTGGTTTGGTCTGTAGGGATTCTAAGGTAGCGCATTGGCCGAACCCAGCAAACACATTACCACCACCTTCTAAGAACACCCCTAGATATTCCTGTAGGTAACTCTTCTCTGGTAGAGTCTTGCGGGCTAACTCTAAGGTCTCTAGATCTAAGTAAGGGTTGTCATAGCTGGTTATCCGATATGAAGCCCAGTCTTTATAGTCTGGGTCTAGTCCCCAATCAAAGATCTTCTTAAACCAGTTGGTGCCATTAGGAGTACTAATGAATAGCACCTTACGGCATCTAATAAGAGTGGTCGGTCTTAGTATGGTTGTCCATACATCCTCAGGGATGAACGCAGCTTCATCTATGACCAGCAACCCTGACACAGTGAATCCACGTAGGTTCTGTCCAGACTCCGCACTCAGCATACGGATAACCGAACCACTCTTGAACGTCATGATAAGCTCAGACGCATTACTAGAAGCTATTAGCGGGTTGTTAGGACCTGCTGACTTAGCCAGGTCCATAAAGGATTTCTTTGACTGACTAAACACTGGGCTGACCAGAACGTTATAGCTATCAGGAACGTTGATTGCATAGTACAGTAGAAGGTTAAGACTAATAAGGGTCTTACCAGATTGTCTACTAGATACAAGTGTGTGGTGGGTTGCCTCAGAATCTAAGACCCCATTGATCACCTCGAGTTGCTTAGGGTACGGTATAAAGTTACTCTTAACCTCCATTAGCCCTAGTTAACCTACCGTGACATCTCGGTCGTTATATAAATCAAAACTATCCGATCCAGTTAACGGAAGGAAGTGAGGCACACCATGCGGCCTACTACGGACAGTAGCCTCTTTAACCTTTTGGTTAGCCTCGTTAGCCTCGTGCATTCGGTTAAGGGTGTTTTGAAATTGTCGTTGCTCATTCTGAATCTTTTGATTCCGTTTCGCTACTCTCGCCCTGTGGGTTTTCTTGGTCTTGCTCATTTTGCTTATCGTCTTCTGCTGTTGAAAAATTAAAACTTACTTTAAGGTCTTGGCCATCGTTGCCTACTATCTCTTGCCTAGCTAACTTAGGAATTATAAACTCAGAAAGCTTTAGTGTTAGATCAACAGCCTTCTGTGGATCCTTCGCAGCCACTTGGGCTAACCAAAGTGAAATGTTATCCAGGTTGTTCTCAAGTAGATTGTGAAAGGCTACTCTAATCTTCCTGGTGTCCATGTCGCTGGCACCCTTTGGTCTACCGCTAGGATTGCCTGATTGTCCTTTTTGAAACATATTATTGTACAGGGTTTGTTTTTACAAGGGCCATATACATGTTACGGACCGAGTTTATATGGTTTCTTCTACAGCTTCCACAACCAGTATCTTTTTCGTCTGTGCCATGAATCTTATTGTAGATGTTGTAGATATGGACTAGGTCTTCTCCGGTCCAGTGGGCTTTGACGCCATTGAACATTTTGCGTCCTAATTCAATTAGTTCTAGTTCGTGCTCTGCTGTCATTGTTTTATTATTTTATATCCTTGATCTATTAGAGACTGTTTATTTGCCATAGTGGTCCAGATAGTTTTGGTTATCCCATCCTTCTCTACTACATACTCTAGTACAAGCTTCCATAGCGGTTGCTTATCATTTGGTATGCTATTGAACTTCTCATCTCTATTCATTAGAACAATCTTGACTGTATCTTATTTACTTCATCTCCTAGTGCGCCGGCGACTAAAGCAAATATTATCGTTTCTGGGACCTGGTAATTAAAGTACGTCAGACTCAGAATCCCCATTGTCCAGAATGGTAGGCAGATCGCGCAGTTGAACGGCGGACGCCACAGACGCATCTTTTTTAGCACGTACTGGTACGGCGGGAGTGTTAGTAGTGTTGCTGATGCTATTGCTATTAGCACCGTCATTATTAACTGATTGATTAGCTGCATGGTTGTAAATTGAGATTTCGTGATCTGGGTGAATGTTCAGGGAGGTTCTTAACTTGGATACAGTTACCTCGAACTTGTCTGCTGGTGTTGTGAATGTTGCTGGGGTTTCTGCAAATCCCCAATGGATTGTGTTACTCATATGTTATTGGTTTTATTTTAGATCTTATATGTCTTTTAACTCTATTGATGGTGAGGGAGATTGAGGTTCTTGGTATGCTGGTCTCTCTGGCCAGGCTTGAAATTGTCTTACCATCTTCACAGTATAACTTGAAGAGGGTCTGATCGTACCAACCCAAATTACGTAACTCCAATTGAATTTCGTTTGCTGTAAGTTCGATCTGTTCTGTAGATTGCGCAATCTCATCTGCAACATCATTTCTCTCTAAGTATGAATCTAGATCAATCTGACATAGATTCTTGCGGTAGATCTTGTAAAAGGGTGAGGTAGTGGATCTCCACTGGGATAGCATGATGCGTATGATATAAAACTCGCATCCACCAGAATTCACTATTTCCAGAATGTTTGGCTTGATTAGAAGCTGTTCTAGTGAATAGTGAAGTAGTTCTTCTGATAACTCGTCGTTGTAACTTATATTCTTAGCTGCTTGAAGCAACTTATTATAATTCTGATTGGTCCAGTCTGTTATGTTCAAGATATAAAGTTATGTTCGGCTTATATATCTCTAGTAGTAAATCTACCTTTTTAACCGAACATCTCTTTAAACTTACACTCTTCATTCACTATCTGGTCGGCGGATTCTAAATTATGAGTGAAAAATTCCTTGGCATCCCGATGTTCTCCTAGATAGTAGAACTGTAGGCAATGGGATACTCTAGAAATAAATATCCTGAACGTGGTACCAGGTTCTTGGATTATGATGGTTTCATTTCCATCTACCACTTTATACCCAACCGATTTATAATGTCTAATGATGTCTGCAACTACAGGTATTTGGTTCTCTGTGAACTCTTTTCTTTTTAGTGCTGATGATACTGTCATAGTTATATTTTATCAAATTCAATTGGTGGGCGGCCGGATTCTAGTTCCTGATCTATTTTTAGGAGTAGCTCTAGACCCTTCTTAAATAGTTCTGTGTCGTGAATCATTCTTTTTGTGTGAAACCGAATGGTGTGCTGTAGCAACATTTCGTCTTGCAATGCCGATCTATGTACTGATACCTCTAGTGAATATTCTTGCATCAGAATTCTGTTTGGGAAAATATGTCAAAATCTTCAGGACATCCTGGGGTTTCGTTACCGACCATGACTGCTATCATTCTAGCTTGTCCGCTACTATGGTTTATTTTAAGTATACGACGACTTCGTAGGTCTGTCAATAGTTTATATAGAGTTGGGTGATCACAACACAATAGCGAGCTTAAAAACTCATCGGAAGCAAAACAGCAACGATCTTGTTCTTGCCAACTCCAGATATAGGAAATTAAATACTTCTCTCTTAATGTTACTAGTCTGCTGTCTTGCAGTACGTGGTCATAGACCTTTAGAATTTTATAACTCATTGTAATAATTATTTAATCTTCGTTCTTTAATTGCTTTTAGTGATATCTCCAGCTCTTTAACTTCATGAACAATTTCTTCATTCTTAAGTTTGGGTGGGCAGATGTTTGTAAACTTATCCCCTTTTCTTAGGTTTAGTCTAAACATTATGTCTTCTACCTTTTCTGGTTGTTCTATTTCTTCTGGTTCGTTATAATGATTCATATAGGTCTTCTAAACTATTATGTACTGGGTTAGTATTACTATTAGGAAATAAATGACTGGGGCTACTAGTCTCTATAATACTCTTAGCTTCTTTATCTTTATCTTCTTCTTTATTGCGCGGGCTTATCTTTGGCTTATTATTTGGCTTATCATTTGGCTTATTGTTGGCTTTAGGTCTGCCACCCTTTTGGCCATTAAGTCGCTGTCTTTCGGCAAACTCTTCCCTTTCAATTATGACCTGATCTAACCTTACGTTATACCATTTACCCTCATCATCACGTATAAACTTTTCGAATACTTCTAAATCGTCATCGTGTAGTACTTTACTCATTTGCTCTGTAGTCAAATGGCCTTTCTGATGTTGTAAGCATAACAGTTTAATATACCTACCTACTTGTTCGTCAGTCATAAAGAATGTACCCGCAAGAAACTTCTCGGTGTACATTAGGAATGCTGGATCTTTTTCTTTTTTCATGTTCGTATTTTGTATTTTAATTTGTAAATATAATTATTGTTTACGGTAATAAAAAATATTATTCCGGTTTTTTAAATCTTTCATACCTTTCTCTAGTTAAAAAGTATTCAGGTAAATGCCCAATCTTAATTATAGCATCTGATGCTGCAATATAAACTTCCGAAGCTTCTTCAACAGTTAGGTAAGATCCTAAGTATCTGTTAACCCCTAAGTAAGATATTTGAGCCTTGTACCTTTTTATCCCAATAGCAGTTTTAGTTACACCAGTAGGCAATTCCCTATTCCTACTAATATAAGTTAAGGCACTATTGCGTCGGTGGGTAATGATTTCTAAATTGTCTAGTCTATTGTTTTGTTTGTTCTGATCAATGTGGTTCACTGTGATTAAACCTCTTTTTGGAATGTGATCTAGAAATACTATACTCATAAGATGATGTACGTAAACCGTTTTCCTCTTTTCTTTTGCCGAAATATTAACTGCTGGATAATTTGAAATTAGAAACGGCTTAAGTATGATTCTGGTTTTTAAGTTTCTAACCTCAGCATACTCGTTAATAGTGTAGTTACTTTCTGGAATTTGAATAAATTTCTTGCTTAGTTTTTTTTCCATTGTGTATCGTTTATTGTTATATATCATCGAAGATATAAAGGTTTCACGATTCCACAAAAAAAGTCTAGATTACTCTAGACTTAATTTGTCCGATAAAGCATTAAATCAAAAATACAAATATGGAAATTACGAACATAGTTTATACCATTTCGCTCTTAAATTGTTTCAATTTATACTGTGGGCTAACCCTTTGCCAAGCATTAATGTACCTTTGGGCTATTCCCAATTGGATAAAGTACTGAGTCATATCTCGTCTGTGACCAAATATTTCTTCTCTAATAAGCATCTGCTCAACAGTGTTTTCCAGAAACTTCTTTTCCTTTGCTATTCTTATTGGGCAATGGACAACTAATATTTCTATATTTTCGTAAGATGTGTCATATGGATTTAGATTCTTAAATCTAAGATTCGTATAAGGGTTTAGTTCTTTCCCGGTCCAGCATTCAAAAACTATATGTGCTGTACTTTTTTTAGTATAATTATATACAGGAACATCTTCAACTTTACATCTAACTACACCACACCTAGATGCTTCAAGTTCGGGTATTGTAGGATGATTTTTAAACTCTACTGCTTCAGTAGCTACTGGATAGATGCAATGGAATATAGATTCAAATATCAAAGGGTTAAGATTTAGAAGGTTTAACAGTAGCTATATAAGTCTTAAGTTTTACCTCATTGACTTCGGTTGATTTATAAACCTTGGATAACTTAATGTCCATAGATTTATCTTTAGTGGAGTTATCCTTTTCTTTCATATTAAGTTCCAGGTAAGTTATAACAATCTAATCCATTATAAAGTCCGCCCCAATCATTACCGTAAAATCCTGCACGTCTTCTATTACCATTACCATATCCCATTCCTGGAACCACGATGTTCGCCGTAAATGGTGAACTACGATCAGGTAATTCGCCATCGGCTATTCTAGCCTGATTGTATAACGGAAATTCTTGTGGATGAGTTATTAGATGGTTAACCATTTGACCTGCATAACTTTCTGCAATTGATTTAATTTGTGACTGTAAGAATTTAAACTCATCAAGTTCTAAACTAGTTCCGGATTCTGATGTGGCTTTCATTACGCCCTTATTGTATGAACGAGCCCATACAAAAGGTAAACACATATAGAATGCGTAGTTACATAAGTAAGGTCCAATAAATGTGTTTAGTAGATCTTCATCAGCAGCGGTTAGCGTTCCTGCAGCTACACGATCCCTTAAAGTATTGTAGTAGGTACCACCTAAATAATGAGGCATCATAATATTCTGTGCGTCAAACACATACGGCTGTAGATCTTCAGGACTTAAGTTTGTGTTAAGTGAAGTGTATGATTTTAGTCTTTCCTCTGAAACGAATAATACTTGTTGTGACATGGTTTGGTTTTTATATTTTTAAACAGTTGCTACCTCTACAGTTTTGTCAATTACTTCCTCACCCTCCGGAAATAGTTTAAGAGGCTCAACATAAAGTTTTGTATTGTAACCATGATAGTGCATAATCTTGTCCATTGGTTTTAGAAGTGCTTTAATGTCTGGTTTAAGTATTGTGTTCTTAAATAACTCATAAGATGTTTTTAGCTCATCAGTATTAGAGCTTAGTCCATTACCACCTGAGTGAAGACCTAATAACATTGGGTTACTAATTCCATGTCCTGAAAGTACTCTTGTAGTTATTCTAGTTTCTAGATCTACATAATATCCATCATTGGCACTTGTGATAGGTGTAACGTCTGGAGCTTGATCTGGACCATCACTAAATGAACAGAAGAATCTTCCAGTGTTTTGTGTTCCAGAAAAATTAGCGGTTAGAGAATCGTAAATCTGTTTTTGATTCTCGATCGATGGAGTACCATTTTTGAAGCTAATAAATAAACTTGGGTTAAGTCCATTTGCTAGATTGCTTAAGTGGAAATTACTTACCTCTACATCGATTGTAATGTCCTGTAATGAACCTGAATAGCTAGGTATAGGATAATATTGGGATTGAGGATTATAGTCAAAGAAATACATCATTTGACTAGGTTTTTCAATAGCGCAGTTAGGATCAAATGCTTGATACTCTATTGGTCTAAACTTTCTAAAGTTGTTCCAGTTACTAGAATAGTAATAGCATTCAACCTGATCTGTCTTAGGATCAATCTCACCAGATCTAATAGCTGGAAATGGTATGTGATAGAAACTATGTATTCTATCGCCTGTTGCATTCCAAATAATATTACAAGCAAATCCTCCGTAGATTTCATAATCAGTAACTATCTTTTCAAAGACATCGTTCCAAGATTCTGGTTGTCCGCCGTCTCCGTCATTAGCTCTGCCTAAAACATATTCCAGTGAAGGATCTACAGTTCTTAGACCTTCACCAAACACACCTAAGATCTTAGCTTGTAGTGCTCTACGATTTATAGCAGACTTAGCATAAAGTTCTGTAATAAAAGAAGGGTAGTCGTTACCTGTTCCGTAAGATTCCCAAGGATAACCTCTAACCTTAAAGATTAGTGGTATTGTTGGGTTTGCAACCATGTTTGTTTGGTTGTCCTGCCCTACTGTATTAAATTTATACTCTGCCATGTTATTAAGTAGTTTTTATATGTTAGTTGACATTGTTTATCCCCATTCTGGATAGCAATTCTTGCATGGTTTCTGGCATTTTCATTTCGTATTCAATCTCAGGAAGTGTATTAATCCATTGAAAATCTGGATTAGTGGTTTGTCTTACTGTTTCTAAACCTAAACACCAATTTCCATTGACATCTTCCATTGGAGAAAAAGCTTGATGTTCTTTAAAATAAATTCCCATTAAAGAATCTTTTTGTTCTGTTGTTAATAGTTTTACTTTCATAATTATACGTTTCTGCCTAATGTTGTTTGGTATGTTGTTATTGCATTATAGTAAGCAGTTCTTTCTCCTGCATCTAGATATGATCCTACACTATATGAACGTGCCTCATTAGGATTATAATAAGGAATGATATCATTTGTTTGACCATAAGTATACATTGCTAATATAGCTTGTCCACAGTTCGCACCAAGTTGTTGTTGTGTACTAGTATCTGTTTGTATGACAGAGTTCTGTACATAACCAATTTCTGATGATATACTCGGGCCTTCTATATACATGAATCCCTCCATTGCATTTTGTCCTCCGCTGTAAATCAAACCAGAATAAATTCCATTAGTTGTAGCAGAAAATGCAGTATTTTGACCATTGCCCATTCCGTGTATAAAATAGGTTCCCCCAAGATCAAAACCACCATTAAGGTTACCTGATGATGAACTGTAGTATTTCTGATAACTTGACCAATGGGCATCTCCTGGTTGGGATTTAACTAATTGGTCAACTTTCCATAAACTCCTAACTGCAGCATCAGTTCCATTTCCTTTAATACCGGTTGAACTAAATACTGGTGTTCCTACGTAATCCCAATCATAAGTAGCATTAGAAGGCTCAACTAAATTTATTTTAGAACTAGCTGCCGTATTACCTAATATAGGTAAGAAAATATCAAACTTACTATAAATTCCTGCTGCTTTAAAATCTAATGTAAGTTGATTAACAGCACTTTGCTCTGTTGCAGTTAATGTTCCTCCTACAGTAATTACTTGATTTATGTATGCTGCTGCATCTGGATCAAGACCTGTTGGACCAGGTGCTGGTGCAGTAGCTCCAGTAGCTCCACCACCAACTAAGTCTCCTGAAAGATACCAAGTGTTAGCGCTTGCTTTAACTAGATTTGCTACTGAAAAATCTGAAGCAAGTACTGTATAACTATTAGCAGAGTTTAATGTTACTGCTGTTCCGCCAGCTGCTACTTGAACTGAAGAATATCCATCTCTAGCAATGTATAAACTGGATCCAAGTGGTAAATTAGCAACAGAATCTGCTGGTACAGTTACTGTTAATCTATAAGTTGAATCTGCAACAAAGAATTTACCTGAATCCGAAACTGCTAGTGTGTAGTCTCCTGTTAAACCAGTAGGTGTTAATCCTCCGCCTCCAGTAGCTCCTGCGGGTCCAGTAGATCCGTTAACCCCTGATGTTCCTGATGTTCCTGAGGTACCTGAAGTTCCGCTGTTTCCTGAACTACCTGATGTTCCACTAGTACCTGAGGTTCCGCTGGTTCCTGAAGTTCCACTGGTTCCGCTGTTTCCTGAACTACCTGATGTTCCACTAGTACCTGATGTTCCACTAGTACCTGATGTACCACTGGTTCCTGATGTACCACTGGTTCCACTAACTCCACTGCTTCCGCTAGTTCCTGAAGTTCCTGATGGCGTTGATACTACAATTAGTAATATCGGATCATTATTTGAAAAAGAATGTGTAGAAGTATTTAAAGTTACCCCATACGTCCAATATGTAGAATTATCAGTCTTACTTGTAATTGTCCAAGTTTGAAAATTTACATGACTTGTTTTATCCTGGATAGTGATAACACTTCCAATTGCAAGATTACTTAGAAAAAGATCAATATTGGTATTACCTTGTTCTAATTCAGAAACGTTAAGAGAGGTAGCAGATGCCTGAGTAGCATTATCCCAAATAATATGTCCTGATCCAGGATCTCCTGATTGGCTGTTAGTTTTTGCTTGGTAGTTAAATAGCGAGTTTGAAGCTCCATCTACCCCTGAGGTTCCCGAAGATCCGTATGCGGGTCCTGTTGCTCCGTTTACTCCAGAAGTACCTGAGGTACCTGAAGTACCTGATGTTCCAGATATTCCTGAACTACCTGAAGATCCATCTTGACCAGGTACACTAGTTTCTCCTACTGCTATACATTGAACGTATCCAGTAGCATAATCATTAGGATTAGAATTATCAAGTTGGATTGCTAGATAATATCTAAATCCAGAATTTGTTTTATTAGTGATATAAGCTCCTATACCAGCAGAAAAATCTCCTAAAGATATTGATCCCCCAGTTGTCCCTGCAATACTTGGACTAAAAGTTGTTTGAACATCTATGCTATAATTTGAAGTATTAAACGGTACAGCAAATGTAAAATCTTTATAAGAATTAGAATTATAAGGCCCAGGGGCTGTAATATAAGTCCAAGGATCGGTTGAAGTATTAAAAGGAATAACTTTAGTAGTTAATCCAAGACCAGTTCCAGTAGCCCCATTAATTCCCGAGGTTCCTGATGTTCCACTAGTTCCTGATGTACCGCTGGTTCCTGAGGTTCCTGATGTTCCACTAGTTCCTGATGTACCACTAGTTCCTGATGTACCGCTGATGCCTGATGTTCCACTGGTTCCTGATGTTCCACTGGTTCCTGATGTACCGCTGGTGCCTGATGTTCCACTGGTTCCATTAACCCCTGAAGTTCCAGAGCTGCCTGATGTCCCACTAGTTCCTGAAGATCCCGCAGGAGAAAACATAACTGTTACGAAATCATCTAAATTTAGAGTCCCTGCTCTTGTAAGGGCTGTAACTGTCATAGCTACAGAACTAGAAACAAATGTAGGAGTTGCTGTAACTTGAAAAACCCCTATTTTATTATCTTGGGTTGGGCTTGCTCCTTTAAAAATTGTAATTACAGAACCTTCATAGCATTTAGATAGTATCTCCCCTATGTTTATTCCATTTGGAGGAACTGTATAAGGGAACCAGGAAAAATTCAAAGCAGTTGGTGATCCTGCCCATCCGGTATTTGTTTTGAAATATCCAGAAGTGGGAGCAGTTGCTGTATTTGTATTTGTATCGAATTTATAAATAAATCCTTGGTTTGTTCCAGTTGCCCCTATTGCTCCGCTGGTTCCACTAGTTCCTGATGTTCCGCTGGTTCCTGAAGTACCACTAGTTCCTGAAGTACCACTAGTTCCTGATGTTCCATTTGATCCTGATGTTCCAGAGCTTCCATTAATTCCACTAGTACCTGAAGTACCATTTATTCCACTAGATCCTGAACTACCATTAGTTCCCGTAGCACCTTGTTGAACATAGAATGCTGGTAAAACTGAAACTGAAATTGAACTAGTTGCTGGTTTATTAGGTAAAGTTCCTGCTGCTTGGAAAAGCGCACGCATTGTTGTATCAGTTGAACTCCAATATATCTGATAGTAATCCCCAGTGTTTGCATTAACCTGATAGGTTAAGGTAACTGCTTGAATTGCTCCAGCGCCACTTAATGTTGTTAACTTATTAGATCCAACTACATTAACCCCATTTTTACTTAGCCAAACTTGAACAACGTCATCACCTGGTGAAGTTTTATAGAATTGTATATTAGCTTGTAGATTGAATGTAAGGCTCGCTGCTACGTTTATTTTAGAATTATCTGTAATAGTCACTCCGTAACTTCCTACTGTCGTATTGAGCGTAAAAGCATTAGCAGCGGACGGACTAGCATTAGTCTGTGTGGTAGTATCAAAGAAAATACCGTAGAAACCTTGAGCTCCACCAGGTCCTGTAGCTCCTGTTGCTCCACCTCCAGTAAGTCCTGGAATTCCAGTAACGTTACCGGTAAAATTTACAGTGGTATCAGATACCTGAAAAGGCATCGGATTACCGAAACCATCTGTGACAGTTTGTAAAGTATCTCCGGCAACCCCAGAAAGCCCTTGTGAACCTACATTAAGGATCCCACCATAAGTGTTTTGTATTCTTTTACCGGTTAAATCAGCCATTATTAGATGTATGTTTTATTAAATATGTTTTGTAGATTTTATACATTTTCTTCCCATTCATTCTGATCTGCTTCTGGAATGTTACTTGTGTTGTTCCATATTCCATTAGAAGTATAATAAACATAAGATTGCAGACTCTCGTTATTAGATTCGTAAACAATAGGTCCAGTTCCTCCAGTTGCTGGGGTAAATATAACTGCCTGAAGATCCTCATTAGCACTAACAAAAGTTTCAAAAATAACTTCTGGTGGGGTTTGATCATTTAAAATCATTTGACCACTGTCGATTAAAGTACCAATAGCTGGATCTAATGTAGCGTAATTTGTATTCCAGATTTTGTAATCCCAATTTCCTGATGGAGTTAGATAAACCACACCATTTGTAGGATCTTCTATCGAGATGTTTGCAACTAAACTGATTTGAAATTTAAGGTATCTTGTATTTCTAACTAGTACAAACGGGATAACGTAGCTCCATTCCCTAGTAAATCCAGATCTAAAACCTATTAGAAAATAATCACCAAATTCTTGTACATCGTTATCGATAGTATTAGCGTAAATTACGAATTCGTTTGATGCTAGTTGTTCAAGATTTATCATCTAAATTAGAATGTTTAATACTAAATATGATAACGGACAAATATGACATAAAAAAAAGGACTAGTTTCCTAGTCCTTTTAAATGTTTGCTTTAAATGAATTAAGCTGTTACGATGGTGAAACCATGTAAAGCTGACAATGAAGTCAATTCATAAGCCATATCAGGCTCTTGAGCACTGATAGTGATGCTGTATTGGTTAGCATCTCCAGGAGCAACTCCTGTTACTGAAGTACCAGCAGATATTACACCACCACGAGTTTTACCCATTAACCAGAAGTTATCGTTATTATCTTGGAAGATAACTTTGATATCCCTATTTCTGCTTAAAAGAAGTAATTGATTTCTCTTCTCTGCAGATAGTTTTTGAACGTTGATCGTGATAGCTTGATCGTAGAATGCTGTACCGTTTGTGTTAGAAATGTTGAAAGTTTCAGTGAAAGAAGCAGTATCTTTTGGAAGTTCGTATTCGTAGAAAGAACCAGTGGTACCGGTCATACCAGTAATCTGATTGTTAGCATCATAAGATGTAGATGCGATTACTACGTTTACTCCAATATACGCTACTTTAAGTCCACCAATACTGTCGATACAGTCTAATGCTATTGCGGAAGTTAAATTACAAGCCATATTATTTAGTTTTTTATTTTTTGTGTTTTAATAAGGAGCTAGATTTTACTCTAGCTCCGTAAATTTTACTGTTTATGCTCCAGGTGAGTAAACGAATTCAGAAGCGATTATACCGATACCCATTGAGAATTCAGAAATCATTCTGATCTCTTGGTTATCACGTGACCACCAACCTTGGATTCTTTCAGTGTCATCAACTAGACCGCATACTACGATCATGTGTTTAGCTGGTCCGCAGTATACTTTTGGACTAGAACCTAAACCTCCAACTGGAATGGCTCTTACGTTAGTTCCAGGAATGATGATTGATTGACCTAAACCAGCACCAGTTGTTTGACCAGTGTTGTAGTGGAATAAGTTTTTAGACACGATGTCAGTTTGTAAGTAACGGAAAGTAGCGTAACTCATTAACATAATTAAATCGTCTCTTGAAGCAACTGCCAAAGGAAGTGCGTCGATAGTAGCAATAGCTTTATTGTAAGAGTTAGCTGATGTCCAAGCTCCACCAGTTCCAGCGTTTGCGCCGTTTGCAGTAGTTAATTGGCTGATGATTTGAGTTCCTAAGATGCTTTCAGCATATTTTCTAGTCTCTTGAATCATTTGATCAGCGATTTGCTGTTCGAAAGGAAGTCTCTCACCGTATGCAGAAGCATCCAATTGAGTTGACAACCAGTAGTCGTTAAGCTCGTTTAAGCAAAGTGACTGTTTCCAGCTATATTTTGAGTTGTCTACAGAAATCTGTGTAAAGTTAGTAGAACCAGCTGAAGTCCAGCCGCATGCAGCAGCTTCAAAACCAGCAGTCATTCCTAATACGTTAACAGAAACTGTTGCAGAAGCATATCCTGGACGTACGTCACAGTATTGCATAAGGTCAGCACCTAATACTGCCTTTTGGATTAAAATACCTGAATCTTCTAGATTAAAGGTACTAAGGGTTGATAAATTAAATCCCATGATTATTGTTTTTTATTTTTTTTAGTTTAATTATGATTTTATAAAGAAACCTTCGTTCTTTAAGTTAGTCATTGTTGCAATTCTAGCATCTAATGCATCGTTATTAGAAGCAAATTCTCCTCTAGTTACTTTAGGAGCTTTTTCAGCACCTGCAGTTTTAGAGAATTTCTCATACTTAGATTCCATTTCTGCCATTTTAGCTTTCATTGAAGTCATTTCAGTAGCAATTTCTTCTAAAGCCATAACGACTTTCTTCATTACTTCATTTACTGCTGCTTCTTTTTTAGCTATTTCTTCTGGAGTTTCTGAGGCTGGGATCGTGTCTTCTGCTGCTGCTTCCACTTCTACTTCCACCGGTGGGGCTTGTTCTTCAGCTTTAGTTTCTACAGAGATGATCTTGCCTTCAGCATCAACCTCTACTTTTAGACCTGATTCTGTTTCGTGGGTGCCAAGTGGCGCCGGAGATTTGGTTCCATCTTCTGCTATTACAAATAGCGGAAAGCCTGGCGCAAACTCTTCAGCTTCTACTGCGGTTCCGTCGATCAGTTTGTCAGATGCTAATTTAACCTCAAGTCCTAATATGACTTTGATTTGGTTTAGTTTTTCTTTAAACATACTTTTTTATTTATTTTTACTTTTTGAAAATTGGGCGATTGCTACTAAATATAGAAATATACGGAGATGACATATCTTAAAGAGTCTTAACAAGATTAATTAGATCGCTGTACATTTTACGATCTTTCATGTAAGCTTCGTACTCGTTCTTGTCTAGGAAATCCCCTTGAATGCTTAACCCTTTTAACTCTCCTGACTTAACCTTAGCCCATGTCTCTAGGTTAGTTACCCTCATTTTAACACACCAAGCCCCGATAGGAGCATCCAGTTCGTAAACCGAATTAGCCTTATCCTCAGCTGTTTCTACGATCCAAGATTCAAACACATAAGCTCCAGCATTGGCGGTGTCTACGTGCTGAATGTTTGTATCTGCTAATCTTTGCTCTCTCATGTATTTCTCTGCTATCTTAGCAATAACTTCTTTAGAAAATCTAACAAAGTAAATGTTACCATCTTTATCTTTTCTAGGAATCTCCATATCGGGCACCATAGCAATAGCAACTATCTCTTTCTTATCCTCATCAGCAAATAGTATCTTAGCAAATCCGTAAGTTCCTACAGTTCTATCCTCAGCCAATTCTACATTTTTAAGAATGCTATCAGCTTTACGACCAACATATTTTCCTGAAGCTTCCCATTTACCATCTAATTCTTCGTAGATCTCGATAATGTAACCAGGATCTTCTTCAGTACCTTGTATTTCAAAATCTACACCAGGTACTTTTTTAGCTCCTTTTACAATTTCTGTGATTCGTCCTCTAGGATTCTTATCTGCTGTTTTCCAACTAACCGCATCGCCAACTGAAAGTTCGTCAACAGATGCGAAAGACATTTCTAATGCTGTTAAAGCTTTATCTAAATCTGCATGTGATGCTCCAGGCATATAGATAAATCCGTTATCTGTTGCGTGAGAATGTATCTCTCCTTTGAGTCCTAGTTCTTCAGATCTTTTTACTGCTTCCTCAATTGTTGGGTATGATTCTGCTGCAAATTCTTCACCTAGAACTGCTTTTCTTTTTAACGGGCCAGATTGGTTTGTGTAAGGTGCAAGTCCACCAGTATCTATACCGAATTTTTCTCCTATTCCGAATAATGAAGCAACTACACTTGGATTATTGTCAATATGCTTACTAATATTAAGTTCTTTTACCTTTTCAATTTTAGCTTTATTACTTCCTGTTGCAAATACTCTATCAAGTGGAATTCGCATTTCATTAGCATATTTAAAAATATCTGCTCCTGGTGTTGATCTAGCAGTGATAATATAAAGTTCATCACCACGTTTCTTATGCTCTTCAAACAATTTCTTACCTCTAGTAGTGGAAAGTGTATCATCCCAATCAAAACTTACTTTAGCAAAATCCATTTGGTTATCATAACCACATTCGTGACAAACATAAACATCTTGACCACCATCTACTACATCCCATGAATGACCACACACATCGCAAGTTATAGTATTATTAACTAATGCCATGTTCTGGTAAGTTGAAATACAGATAGCAACTGCTTGATCTGAATCTTTACCCTCGCCAACTAAAACTGGTACACATCTACCTAAATATTCATCTTGTGATTCTCCACTCTTAGGCTCAACAAATTCTTCAGCTTTAAAGTACATAAAGTTCTTTTCGATAGCTGGTGAATCCACTAGTGCTATAGCATCTACTCCAGATCCTTCAAGATCGTCTATGATTTCTAAATCAATTATTCTTTTTTCCATGTTATTAAATATGTTTTTTATAGTCTTGCTATATCTTCCAGACGTTTATTAGCCTCTTGTTGGCTAGTCATATCTGAAGCTACCACGTAAGTTTTAATGATAGGTGTTGATGCTGCAATGTTTTGTTCTCCCGTTACACTTAGATTATTAGGTGCTCCTGAACCTTTACCCATTCCGTTTATCTTTTCTAACATAGGTAGGAAAGCTTCGGTAGCAGAACGATTAACCACATATTCCCCACCTTCTAGTTGCCCGTATGGGGTATTAATTCCGCCTTCTGAATGTTTACGTCCAGTAAGCAAACCTCCTTGTGCAAACTTAGATCCTGAACTTCCTCCTGAATCACTTTGGTTTAAATATGAATTAGGATCTTTAGGTGGAGTTCCACTAAAACTAGTTTTTTGAATTATTGATACTTGAGCATAACCAGATACTACAGCTGCTGCAGCTGCTATGGCTCCAAGTATAGGACCTACAACCGGAATACCTGCTAAAGAGGTAAATGCTTGAACACCTCCTTGAATTGTAGAAATAATAGCTTGTGCAATTTGTAATTTTTTACCATTTTCAAAAGCATCTTTAGCTAAATTATATTCTCCTAAAGCTTTATTGTATTCTGCTTTTTGAACTGCTTTATTATAATCATCTCGTATTTTTTTCTTTTCAGCATCAGTAGTTCCTTCAATTGCTATAGCTGCTTCAGCATTAGCAGTTAAAACAGCCATTTCATCCTCTGAAGCTTTTTTAAGTGCTTCACTGTCTTCTAGATTACTAAGTTTCTGTAAGTCTGAAGCAGCATTTAAAACAGTTTGTATTGTTGCAAGTATACCATTTATCTGTTCTATAGCAATTTTATTTTTTTCTAAGAACAGATCTCCCCAAGATTTCTCGTCTTTTTTATACAGTTTATCTAGATCCTCTACTAATTGTCTAGTTAATTCTACTGTACTTAAACCTAAATCTTGTCTAATTTTTATTTTTTGTTTAATAGCATCAATCTCAATATTCAATAAACTGTTTTCCAAATCTTTCTGGGCAGCTAATCTTTCTTCTGCTGTAGATTTTTCATCTCCTAAAACTAATTGGGATTTATTGAATGCAGCTAATTTATCAGCTTCAAAAGATTGATCTATTGCATCAGCTTGTAGTTGGTAACGTTCTTCAATAGCTTTCTTTTCAGCATCTAAAAGATCTTTAGCTAACTGAGTTCTCATCATTTTGATTTTCTCGTCCCTAGCTTTCTCTAATTCTTCTATTTTAACAGTATCTCCTTTTGCTGCTTCTATTAATTTAGCGTACTTATCTTCTTCAGCTTTTATCTCAGCTTCACCTTTTTGCTGCGTAGTAACTACTAAAGCATCTGCAATTTCTTTAGCTAACTTTTTATCTTTCTCTGCTTGTTTATCATCGATATCATTTTGTTTTAACCTAATGGCTTCTTTAGTATCGAATATTTCTGTTTCTAAATTCTCACCATATTGTTTAAACTGAGAATTGTATTTTTCTTCTATTACTAACTTATCCGAAAGAAGTTGTTTTTCCTGGGCAAGTCCATCTTCCCCAGCAATCTTAGCATCATCTACAAGTTTTTGATTCTTTTGTCTAGATGCTTCGATTTCTTTATCATATCTTTCTTTTAATTTCTTTTGAGCTTCATCAGCAGCAGCATCAGCATCTTTTCCTTTTTTTGTTTCAATCTCCGCTGTTAAAAAATATAAATCATTTTCTGTTTTTGCTAGATCATCTGCATAAACTTTTATTCTTGCATTTGATTCGTCTATATCTTTTTGGCTTACTACTAAAGCATCTTTAACAATATTAACCCCTTCTTTTGTTAGAGTTCCAGCATTTTTATTAGCTAATTTTTTATTATTCTCACTAACCTTTTCGGCTGCTTTCTGAACTTCTTCAGGTAAATATTTTTCAAAGAATGTAGCTATCTTACCGCCTTCATCGAAAAATCCACTGTTAAGAATATCAGCAAAGTTTTTCTTAACCTGTAATGAAGCTTGTTCAGTAATAATAGCTTGTTGTAAAGCTTGTTTTTTTAATTCAATATTAATCTGATATTGCTTTATCTTGTATTCATTAATCTCTTGTTCAGATAGACCTTGTCTTTTTAAAGTTCTTTCTGTCTCATCTAAAGTTTTTAGATTTTCATCACTTTTCTTTACCTGCTTAGCAAGCTCTTCATTTAACTTTTTCTGTTCTTTAGAAACTCCGGTTACAGCTTCTTTAATATCATCCCAATAAACTACGATTGTACCTAAAGCAATTACAAGTAAACCTATACCTGTAGATCCTATACCAGCTTTAATAGCTTTAAAGGCATCAACAGCAACTTTTTTCATGTTGCCAAAAGCATTACCTAAATCTTCTAAAGCAGTTAACCCTTGGGTTAAAGCCATAGCCCCTTGTACCTTTTGGAAAGTCTTTTCGAAATCCTTAGCATCTCCACCCGCTAAACTAATAGCACCTTGCAATGCAGTGAATCCACCAGATAAAGCTGTTAGCCCCTTAGTCACTGCCTGGAATTTACCAGCACCAGTTAAAGCATTTACAGAATCATTAGCATCGTCGAACTTATCTTTTAAGTCAGCTGCTTTTTGTGCTGCTGCATTAATAGCTGCTGGCGTGGAATTTATATCAGCTAATAATTTCTGATACTCTACCTGGGCTTCTTTAATCTGGGCTTTTAGGGTTTGAAAGCCCGTTACCTCAATGTCTATATTTTCGTCTGCCATTTGTGTTGTTTATTTTAAATATAATTTGTCGTTAACTGAAGCTGAATGAAACTGTTATGTCGTAATTTTCTACCGGGGTTAGTCCTTGTAATAAATAAACTTTTCCTGGCGATATTGGAATCTTTTGGAAATCTGTAACAATTCCTCTTTGAGAATATTGATATACCAATGTTACTTCAGCATCAACAACTAAATCAACTGCTATAAAGTTATTTGGATTATAGTCAATCGCGTGGGTCTCTACCCAATCAATCCCTGTATAAACCTGTTGATCAATATGAAGATAAGTACGAGGGTCTGGAAGGGTGTAGTATCTAAAGGTTGCTGTTAGATTTGCATGTGTGTCACTAACAGCTTGAAAATTTATAGTATTAGTTCTATCAATAGGTGTTAGATCTGCACAATTTAATGTTGATCCAGAAGCTGTTGCTCCCACATAGTACTTAACAAATTCTCCGTCTGATACAAATCCAGTTGCTCCCGCTTGTCCTTTTGATCCAATAGGAACTTCTGAGTTAACATCATAATAAAATGTAGAGGAATCAACGAATGCCGGATCGCTAATGTAGAAAGTTTCATATGATTGATCTCCAGTATTACTACAAGCTCCTGCTGCTGTTCCGTAAATAATTCCTGCTCCAGAATCTACACTAGCAGATCTAGCAAGTACATCCTGATTAGGGTTATATCCACAGTTACAGCCAGTGCAATTACCAAAAGAAGTAATAGTTGTACCATTAGCTCCTACCCTACATTGTGCACTTGCATTCTTGTAGTATCTATTTGGGATAAGTGTAGTAGTTCCAGTATTGTTTCCGTATAGTACAGTACAAGCTGCTAATGTAGGTTGATCCCCGTATATTGTTTGTGAGTAACTAACACAGCAACAAGCAGTACAGAAAGTATCTGAAGCACAAACCGAAATAGCATATAATGTACCTACACATGCACATCCTGATCCAGTTCCTATTGCTATGAGAACACCAAATTCATTAACCTGCATAGTGTAATTACCGTCATAGTACCAACCGGCAGAAGCTGGAATAGATCCTGAAGGATTCCCATAGATAAATTGGGAATCATACATCCTTTTATTATTACCATAAACAGTAAATTTATTTATACCTCTACAGCAATATGCATCACATTGTGTAAGGCCAAAACAAATATTTGTAAATTCTGATAACACAGTTCCCGTAATTGTAGTTGGTCCCGTGGCTCCTATAGAAACTCCTATATTACCTAACCTTACTAATTCAACTTTTACGTTCTGTTTAGTTCCTAGTACGTAATCAGTTATTTTTGTTACCGTCCACCAACTATCTTTAACCATTACAATGTCATTAAAGTTGATGTTATAAACGTCACTAGAATCTAAAGCAAATGTAGCTTCCATGATTCTTGAATAAGGACTGTAAGTTGAATCAAACCAAGCTTCCCAATACTTAACATAGGTTGTGTTAGTTGTTCTACCAGCAAATCCTGTAGCGCCTGATCCACCTGCTGCTGGATAAATGTTGTTCAGTGGATTCCAAAACTGGGGATTGTTAGTCCAGTTAAGATCGTATGATGCCTGATCGAAAGGGTAAATGTTAAACTGAGATATTAAGGGGTATGATGTTTGCTGTACAGAAGCTCCAGTAGTCCCTGGCGAATTTCTAAGGTACCAATTTAATCCAGGAGGAACTTGTTGGATACCATTATAGAAAACTAACCTAGGCTTAACTTGCATAGGTTGTCTTTGCGTCTCTGTGTCTTTAGCAAAGTGCGGGATTAAGAATCCACCGGTACCAGCAATAGGTGCTAAAGGAACTGGAGCAAATATAGAAGTGATTATTCTATCTCCAGTTATAAGTTCGATATTAGAATCCTGGTTAAGCTGGCCAAATACTTGTTTATTCTGTTGCTGGAAACTGAAATTAAACACATCAGCTTCTTCAGAATCTTTAAATATAACTCTACGTGGTTGAGTATAGAAAAGTGGTTTTACAGTAACGTCTAATTCTTCATTAAGTTTATCCGTCCAATCTAATTGTTCACCCTGTTTAATCCAATCAACCCAAGGTTCTATCTTAAAGTTTTTTACATTCTCTTTATCCGGTTGCCACATCAACTTAAATCTGTCATTGATTCCTTTTATGAAATCAATTTGTTTATATTGTGTTGGCATTAAACCCTGAGGTATAACTACTTCTGGTCCTGTAAATGTTATAGATCCAGTTTGAAACATTAAAAAAGTGAATTGAAAAATCGAAACATACACATAAAATTCTAAGGTATCCCCTTGTGTGTAGTTACCACTGAAGTCAAAATCATACACTGGACTGAATCCAGGAATAGGATATTGAGATGTTGCGTATCTGGTGTCTGTAAAATTTCCTAGTGATTCTAAATAACCAGTTCTACTAACTATCTGTACCCCATTTTTATTCATTGCATAACTAAAAGTTTTATAGTTACCTGGAGAAGCACCAGGAGCAAAAGTCATTTGTAGTCTCGATTTAATACTATAATAACCAGTAAAAGGAACTGTGTAAGTACTTGTTACTGGATTATAAGAATTAGTAGTATCTAAACTTTCATTGCTAGCAACTATTTTAGTGAATTGGGAAAACGGTAATGTGTTTGGTCCTGAATTAGGAATTCCCACAATAGCGAGTGGTTTAGAAACTAATTCTGCACTAGATGTTGCAACATCAGTTGAAACCATATACAGATTTTTAAAGAACATGCTATCTAAAAATTGGGATTCATAAGTGTATCCCGCATCATCAAAAATAGCATCCCATATTCTCTTAGCCCTAACTATAGGTTTAAATTGGCTTAACGCTAATGGGTAGGCTGAATTAGTAAACCCTTTCATTGAACCTCCTGTAGTTCCTGTATACACAGATAACGTGGATTGTTGTGGTTGGTCATCATCTCCATAAGTATAACCCCATTCGGCTAATGGATAAACAACATCACCATTTAGCAAACCTCCGGTTGAACCCGGTCCGGCATTCCAAGATAGTCTAATGTTATCGTACGTAAAGTTGTGACCAAGATCATTTAGATTTATTTCACTCATGTTCTTTGGAGCAACTATAGAAGCAAATGTAGAAGTCTCGCCCATGAATATAATCTCGTATTCCACTTTAGATCTTTCACCGTTAGTGTAGATAGCAGTTAACCTAATGTTACCCCCAACGAAGTAAGAGTTATTAATATTTATATAGGCATCAGCTTTCTGAGTTGCATCAAAATCAGTGCTGTTAACATTAAACACAGCTTTGAAGTACTGACCGTTACCGCTATTAGCAGGAACACGAAATGTTCTAGTAAAATTAGAAGTTGTTGCTGTGGGTTCTTCTATCGACTGTATGGATTTATTGAACTTAATTGGTTCATCATCATACATATCGATTTCTCGATAAGATGAATATCCAGTAGTTCCATCCTGTATCTGTGCGTATAGCGATATAGCGTCCATTAATAGTTTTGTTTAGGTTGTGTCTTAGTAATCTTACAAACAAATGTGCCTTGAACCATCTTAACTTGTTGAACATTTTTATAAGTGTAATCTGCTTTCTCAACGATAACTGTGTACGGGTTAACCTCGTCACCTATGTAAGCCCATACCGAAGGTGACTCGGGAATAGCTCCTAAGAAATCTACGTACTCTTGGGTTAACCAATCTGACTGAATAGTGAATGTTCTAGTAACAACCTTATTGAATGACTTAGCTCCACCTCTCATCCAGTTCGGCGAGGTGTTAGCACTACTATCAGTCACAACAGGTTCTGAAGAATTCCAATTAAGTGGATTCTGACTATAAGTTTGCTCAGTAGAATTAGATGTTAGCTCATAGAACATATTGAAGTTATAGTAGTCTCTGCCACCTAGATCGTTAAGCCAACTTAACCTAACTACCGGATAAAGGGTTTGGCAATTAGTATCGATGGTAAAGGTTACTAACTCAGAGGCTATTGTCTGTGGTGTAGTAGAAGCAGTTGATGTAGTCTTTGTATAAGCTTGTATTGTGTAATAAGTGATATTAGGATTGGTTATAACTAAATCCTTAGGTCCGCATGCGAACGTGAGCATAGCATAATAATAATTATTCCATTGAGCTCCTGTGTAGGTTGGAACTGACATAGGTCCACCGCCATTTTGAATTAAGTTCTGATAAGTTGTAGTTTGTATTAAACCTCCAGTAGCTCCATAGGCATTATAAACCATACACTGAACTGGTCTGCCCCAAGTTCCTGGTGTGAATCTATAGTTCCAGTTTATAAATGAAAGCGTGTGATGATCTGCAGATCCCACTGTGATGTCGTTGCTATCTCGCTTAAGAAACTTACCACCAGGTAATGCTAGGTCAGCTGTACCAGTCGGACCCATCATATAAGATTGATAGAATCCATAGGTGGTTTCATCAGCCATTGAAGCAACTGCTTCTTCCCAAGGTAGTGCACCAGGCAAAACAGATACTGGAAAACCAGTCTGTTCTAGACTTCCCATAAAATAAGCTGGTGCTCCAGTACTTCCCAGACCATTAAAGGTTGTGAGAGAGGATCCGGTTCCACCGATATATTCTTCACCCACCTTTATAAATACTGCGGG